TAAAGCTTTACCTGCAGTTGTTAAATCAAAAGTTCCTGCAGTTCCTGAACCTGTAAATTGAATACCTTTATCTGCTGCTGAAGTTAATCCTCCAATTGCAGCAAGATCTGCGTCTAATCTTGCATTGTCTACAGTTCCACTTGCAAGGTTACTTGCATTTAAATTTGTTAAGTTAGATCCATTGTTTGCAACAATGTTTCCACTTGAATCAAGGATAACGGCTTTAGAAGCTGGGAGTGTACAAAATACATCTTTCGTGCCTGCAGAAAAATTTACTGCAGCATCGCTATTAGAAGATGATAAAATTGTATCTCTAGATAAAGTACCAGCGCCTACGGTTCCTAATCCAACTTCGAATTCTGTCGGAACGTCCTGGTTTTGAATTGCATAGTAAGTCGTATTGGTATTACCAATTGCACTTGAAAATGTCTCAAAACCAGCGACAGCTCCTGTTAAAGTAAGGGTTCCTGTCCCTGTAGTTGTCGACTCTTCTTTGACACGGTCATTTACGACAAGGGCCATTTAAAACTCCTTTTAGTTTACGATATTCTCAAAATCGCAGCAGTGCTTGTATATGCTGGAAATTGAACTGTGAATGTACCTGAAGTTGCAGTTTTATCTCCAGCAAAATCCAAAACACATACAGCGGCATTAGCGTTACTAGTATTATAAATTAATGCACCCCTTGCAGTTAATGTAACACCTGTAAATGATAGATCACTAAAATTAGTAATTGCAGTATTTACAGAAAGTGAAGTTCCAGTATTTACTAATACTTTTCCACCAGCAGTATATCCTCCTGTACTAGATGTAGATTGTCCACCTGTTGTATAGGAAGTAGTAGATTTTCCAAGAACTGCTGTGCTTGTGTATAATGCTAAATTAAATTTATTACCACTTGCTCCTGATGTATCAAAATTATGTTCTGCCTGTAATAATTCTTGTTTAAAAGAATTACAGATTGCGTTTGTTGTTATAGCCATTTTTTATTCTCCTTATTAATTTTTAAGATGGCGATGGGGAATCTATTTTAATTCTAGGTACTCCATCAATAAAATCATCTCTACGTCTTCTGCCCATTTGTTGTAAGGCAAAAGCTTGTATTTCTTCATTATACTTGTCTGAATATAGTTTGTACATATCTAAAGGCCCTTTTAGATAAGAAAAAGCTTCTGCTAAAACACCGTATAATAAAAGAGATTGTTGGTGTTGAGATAAATAAGTATTATTGCTTGCACTAAAATGAGGAGGGTCAATTATATAATTGATTTGTACTTGATAAGTAGAGGCTGGAATAGGTGCTACAACTACAGTTAGTTCATCCCACATAGCATAAGACACAGGAACGCCACTAGCCCCAGATTCATTATACTCAGTAATATAAGTCTGGTCTCTTTTCTCTAAAAAGTTTCTATTTCCACTAATAATTGTTTCCATACTTCTCATTAACACAAAATCAGCAGGCATGGTTAGGTAACGTTGTCCAGTAATAAAATTAGAAGTAGAATATTTTCGTAAATCATCATAATCTACTTTTCCAGCAACATTTAATTCTACATTGGTTAAAAACTGATCAATCAGAGTATCAGTTAATACAGTATCACCAACTTCAGTATAGTTTCTTATTTGTGTTAAAAATTGTGTATATGTTATAGCCATTATGATATTGTTATTTTTATTGTTCCTGTTTCTATTATAGCCTGTCTTCTAGTGTTTTGAATAGACCCGTTATCAGGAATCATTCCCGAGGAATTAAAAGCAAAATCTCCAGGGAGCTCTAAACTAACGGTACACATGCCCTCGCCTCCAGAATCAGATTGTACATTATTAACAATTTCTGGTTGTTGAAAATCTTGTGATCTTACATTAGCTAAAGCAATTGCGTCTGCTTTATGATAAGGAGGATCTAATTGAGGATGTTTAGGTTCATATTCAGAAATATGTACCCATGAACCTTGCCATTCTTTTACCATTTCTGTGTAAGGAAAAGCTGCTCCAGAACGATCAGATATGGATAAAGATCTTTTTCCTCTTGCTTGATTTCCCATAATTAACCTGCTGGATAATAATTTTGAGGTGAAATGTAAGATGAGGTCCTTTGACCATCTTCTTCTAAAGCTCTTATCATTTCATCTTCATATAATTGTTTTAATAATTGAATTCTATCAGGAGCTATTTTTTGTGATAAATAATAAGCAAGTCCCGCACACATAGCTGGCATAAATCTGTAAACAATATCAGCGGTGTTAGTATAGGATCCAGCATCTTCAATTCTTCCAATATAATAATATTTTAAATAAGTATAAGTAGTAGCATCAGGAGCTTGATATAAATAAACTTGTGGTGTTGTTTCTCTAGAAATATAATATTGAGAAGGTTGACCAGTAGCTCCTTTATTCGGAAGTGCCGCATAGGCAGAACGATCTATTTTAGTTAAAGATACATCTTGAGTAGATGAAGTAACTCCAGAAGTAGTAGAGATATACGCTTCTAATACATCATTACAATCACTGGGAGCAGCATATTGAAATGTGCCAGCTGTTAAAGCTTGAGTTTGTAAAGTTACTTTCCATAAATGAACACCTCTGTTACCCCAGTCAGAAAATAATAAATTTAATGATCTTCTAGCTGAACGTAAATCGTGACCAGAGTTAGTTCTTACACCACAACGCTCATAGGCTTCTTCTATAATGTCATCTATGGTTAAATTAAATGATGTAGTTCCAGAAGTTGCCATAAATCATGACCTACTTCTTTTTAGATTTTTTAGAATCTTTTTTTGAACCTACTTTTCCAGTAAGTTTGTAATTCTTTTTTCCACCGCCCATTGGATAGCCCATATTATAATACTCCTTTAAAGTTAGTTTCTCGTATTAATTTTTTACGATTATATACTTTTTTAGATTGTACCACTTTAGCCTTATAACGTCTATCACTCAACTTTTTAGCTATTGGATTTGATTTTTTTTTACCTTTAGAACCTAAACCTGGTTCCAATTGCCTGGCCATTTGTGATCTAGATATTACCATGGTCTATACTGTGTTTTATTATTGTCATCTCTGTATGCCAATAAGGATTGATTTCTATTATTATCTGAGTCCCATGAAACATGGACCCAGCCACTGTCGGGCTCACCAGATCTATAAAATTCTAAAATTAATTGATCAAATTCTAAATTATCTTTAATCCATTGGGCTAGTTCTTTATTATCTACGCTTACTACTTCTATATCTGCGGCCTTTCCTTCGGCATGCTGTGATGTAGGTTTAGATCCAATGGCAATACAAAGTTCTGCAGAACGATATCCAGAAGATACTATAACAGGACAATCAAAATGAGAACGTATAGGCTGTAAAACATTAATACAAAGATTTTTTAAATTATCAATGTGTGCTGGTGAAGGATTATTGGGTATACCTTTCCTTTCGGCTGTTTGTGATTTAACAAGCTCACTTAATTGAAAATTTGCTGAAAGTTTCATAACGTATATTTAAATGGATTACAATTATCTATAGTTTTAAGTTTATTACATTTGCAATCTTTTAACAATAGACAGAAACCTCTGCAAACCCAATAAATACACTGTCTCATTTTTTTATTTTAGATAAAGCTTTAGCAATACTATCCATTTTGTTTGGATATTTTTCATTTGTAGTACAACTTACTGCCATAAAAAAATAAAAAATAATAATAACCCACAAAACTGGAATAGTATATTTTGGTTTTAATTTCATTAATGCCCCTCAATGTTTTCTATTCGTTTAATTCCATGTTGGTCCACATATACTTTTGCTTTGACTACAGCACATTGGACATGTGAATTACCACTATCATTATTTCGTTCTATTTTTCTTTTAGTCTCTAAACACTCTGATAATGATTCTTTGTGTGAATGTTCTATCATTTTATCGTTTAAAAATAAACATAAAGCTACAACCATTTCTATCATTAATGCTTACCATTTCCATTTGCAAACTTAATATCTCGTGTAGCGTCTTTTAAACGTTCTACATCTTTTTTTAATCTTTCAATTTCTTTATCAAATTGTTTTAACATGACTCCCGTATGAATGTTTTCTTCTAATAATTTAGCGTGTTTTTCTACTTGTTTTGTTAAATATTCGATTAACATAAATTGTTCTTGATCAATGGGTTTTTGTTTAGACGCTTCTAATAAATCTTGTTCAAATAATTTATTTTTAGTTTCAAGGTTATTAAGCCTTTCAATCACACCAAAATAGGCCCATACTCCTAAAGCTACTGCTGCTACAATAGCTAATAAATTTCTTATAGGTAAAGCTACGTTTGTATTATCGTTTATTTTCATAGGCTATCTGCATTTCCACCTTCTTCTAGCCTGTCGTAATCGTGAATTTGGATCTTTAGCTGCTTTGGGAAACATTTTCATTTGCCCTGCTGATCTTGCACAAAAAGACTTTCTTCTTGCAGCTCTTTTTGGACCAGGTTTATCTTCTGTTACAGCTGTTTTTAATTTAGACCCAGGGTTTTTTCTTCTGTAAGCCATAACCCCAGCTTGAGTCATGCCAGCTCCTGCTTTAGTAGATCTAAAATTTTTTTTATTTCTAGGAGGCATACCTCCTTTAGCAACACCTATTGGATTTACTTCTTTTTCTTCTACATACTCTTGTAGTTGGCCGTTATTTTTACCGCTTGGTAATTGGGAAATATTTGCATATTGATCCAAGATACTTCCTGGTACAGCAAAAGAATTTCTAGCCATTTAAATTACGGCTGTTGAGATACTAAGCCTGATCCTGAATATTTATCTGTAAATACAGTGTATGCTGTGATGTTTGTTTTAGTATGACAATAAATACCTTGTGGAAAAACAATTCCATCTTCTGGAAGATTTAAAGTATAAACATCAGTGTTAGGTACATCAACAGTTAATAAAACAGTACCAGTGCTTGATCCAGTTGATAATGAAAGAACTCCAGCTCCTCCTCCGTCTGAAGCCACAGAAATTGCTCTTAATCTAATTGAAGGTGCAACGATTGCAGTAGCTCCTGGAGCCGCATTTGATCTCGTTGCTTGAATATCACATTTAAATCCCATAATTCCTCTATTGTATCTTTAAATTGTGGGGACGTAAATACGCCCCCACAAAAGTTTTATTGATTATGCTCCTTCAGAACCGAAGATTCCTCTAGGGTCAGACCAACCGAAGCTGTATCTTTCTCTAGCTTTAAATCTAACGTTTCCAGTATCAAAATCACCTTCAATGGCAGTTTTGATAGCGCTTCTTACGAAGTGCTTCATACCATTTGGTGCATCAGTAAGGATAAAGAAAGCATCAGTGTCAGTCAAGAAATGATTAACTCTGTAACCTTCTGGTACCATACCCATGTTCATAACCGCGTTAATATCGTTTTTAGCGAACGCGTTAGATCCACCAGGTGTAGTTGATAGAGGAGATTTCAAAATTCGCTCAGCAGTAAATTGTAATTCTTTTGGAATTATTAATTTTCTACCCATAGTAGCGATTTTTAATCCTCTTTCGTCAACAAATGCTGCGATGTCAATCAGGGACTGCTCTAAAGAAGTTTCTGATAAGTCAGCTGCTGTAGACAATATGTTTTTAAAAGTTCCACCATTAGACAGAGGGTGATCGTTAGCTAATAAAGCTTTTCCGTCACCACCTGGGTATGATGAACTAAAACCATTGTTTAGTACATTAGCCGCAGTGATTTGTTTAGTTTGAGACATTGAACGAGCAAGTGCTCTAGTATATCTAGATGCTAATCTGTCGTACAAGTTATCTTCAATAGCTTCCTCAGTAATAGCAAAAGCAAGTGCTACTGTATTATGAGTGTATCTAGAAGTGTAAGCTTCAGATGCTTGG